AAGAACGCGGCGTGGTAGATTAAAGTGCGGTACTCGGGGGACAAGTATTCGTTATAAACTGTAAGCTGACATAAAGTAAGATAAGCCATAGGATTCTTTCCTGTTTTGGGCGTCGCATCCTCCATCGGTGCGGCGCTCTTTTGTTGCAGACATATCTCTCTGCTGATGCCTGAAGATTGGTAAAAGGACGTGTCGGGGCATATGCTGTCCGAGCAGGGGAGCAGGATCGACGCCTGCCAGCAGAGCTGTAGCGCATGGCGATAGCGCTATATAAACCATACCACCGCGGGGGCTTATGGCTCCCGCATTATTCGGAGACTACAACATGAGTAACCCCAGATACGCTAACGGCACGCTTCGCCGCAAACACCGCGCACGCTTCAAGGCGATGGACGCGCCGTGTGGGATCTGCGGCGGTCGGTTAGGCCCAATACATTATGACGAACCAAGCGACGCCAAACATCCTTTGTCCTTTGTCATTGATGAAATAAAGCCGGTCTCTAAGTGGAAACAATTCGGATACCCTTCCCCACAGGCGGCCGCTCGTGACTGGCAGAACCTTCAAGCAGCTCATTATTGTTGCAATCAATCAAAAGGTGCAAAGGTATGTTATACGGCTGTAAAAATGGTGCCAGGAACATCGGCGGAATGGTAGTGGGGAGAGGACCCGGAGGCCACCCCTGGCGCTAAAATCCCGCCGCCAGCGCCGATTTACACACAAAGGATTTTCAAATTGACTAGGCTTGAAAAACTTAAAGAACTCGAAGCGGTTCTGCACGCGAGCATGGCGGACTGCGATACGAAATCACTCTCAGGCATTGCCAGGCAGTATCGTGAGACCCTAAAAGAAATTGAAGAAATCGAAGGAACAGAAGACAATGACGACGACATCGCCGAGATTCTCGCCCAGCGAGACGCTGATGGGAAAGCAGGAGCCGTCCGCTAGAATCGCACCAGAATACACAGAGACGGACGGTCGGGATGCCGCAAAGATATTGCGGATAGGCGGATTCGTTCTGGATCCGTGGCAAGACGGTGTCATGGATGATTGGATGGCGACAAGCGGCGGGCTTTGGCTATGCCGGACTTGTGGGCTATCGATTCCAAGGCAGAACGGCAAGACCGGTGTGCTTGAAGGCAGATCGACAGCCGGGATGATCATGCACAACGAACAAGTGCTATACACATCACATTTACAGAAGACGTCGACAGAGACATTCGAAGAGTTGGCGTCTTTTTTTGATGCGCCAAAGACCCGAAAGTATCTGAAGGATATAAAAACGGCGCTTGGACGTGAGCAAATCATTTTGAAGAACGGGGCAAGGATAAAATTCTTGGCCAGAACCAGAAATGGTGGAAGAGGCCAGCACGGAGACACGCTGATATTTGACGAGGCTCAGGAACTGGACGTTAATTCGCAGGCGTCGTTTATCCCGGCAATATCGGCAAGCAGAAATCCGCAGGTTATCTATGCGGGGACGCCTCCGGACGGCGAAAGCGCGGGCGAAGTTTTTCGCGGAATAAGAGCAAAAGCGCTCGCGGGAGAAACAACGTCAACGTCATGGACGGAGTACTCTGTTCCGGAGATTGGAGACCCGTCAGACCGTCAGCGATGGGCAGATACAAACCCCGCGCTCGGCAGAAGAATATTAATAACAACAATCGAGGGCGAATATGAACAGATGCCGCCTGATACCTTCGCGCGTGAGCGATTGGGCTGGTGGACGCCGGTTGTTGAGCACAAGGAAATATATGCTATATCTGCGGAAGTTTGGGACGCTTGCGCAGACACTTCCCCCAAGCCAGACGGCAAGACGGCTTACGGCGTCAAGTTCACCGCAGATGGTTCGGAAGTATCGCTATGCGGCGCGGTAATCGCCACGGATGGCTATGCACGCGTTGAACTGATAGATCGCAGACCTACAGGTATGGGTGTGCAGTGGCTTGCGGAATGGCTTAATGCACGATATGACCGCGCGTGTTGCGTGGTCATAGACGGCAAGAACGGCGTGGATGTCCTGGCGGAAAAACTGGCTGGGACATGGAAGCATAAGGATTCCGTAATACGCCCGTCAGCCAAACAGGTGATAGCAGCGGTCTCTGCTCTGACTGATTCGCTTAACACACGCTCCGTGACATGGTATCAGCCACAGACAGCCCTCCGAGAGTCCGCTACAACGTCGGTGAAGCGCCCGATCAGCGGCGGCTGGGGCTTCGGAGGTGAGAATTCCGCACCCATTGAGGCGTGCGCGTTGGCATATTGGGGCGCTAAGACATCTAAACGTGACCCCAGCAGAAAAATGAGGATTGGTTGACATGGTTTTATTTATGGACGTGGGGCAGGTCATCGGACTGCCACAGACAGAACGGCAAATGCTCCAGAATCTCGTCGAGATTTACATGAGCCATAATGCGAAGAACTGGGAGAAGGAAAGATACTATGAGGGCAACATCCCGCTCTCTGAGGTCAATCTCGGAATAGCGCTCCCGAAGTCGATGCGCAAGCTCGAGATAGGTTGTGCGTGGGGATCTAAGGCTGTTGATGTTCTTGCGGCGCGGTCTATGTTTGATGGATTTGTGGACGCGAGAGGATATCAGTCTCAAGAGCTTGCGGAAATCGTGGCAGACAACGACCTGATCACGGAATACGCAAAAGCAACTCGCGACGAGCTGAAATTTGGAAGCACATACGCGACCCTATCCGCCGACAAGACCATCGGCTGTAAAATCCGATTCCATTCTCCGCTCACTGCCGCTGCTCATTGGAATGGAGAGAAGGGGCGGATTGATTACGGATTTGCCGTGATCAACAGCGCACCGAGTAACGCCTCAATCGCATGGGAGCCGACGCTTGTCAATCTGTATACGGAAGACGCGGTATGGGTTCTTGAGAAGCAGAAAGGTCTTTGGAGAGCGACAGGCTACCCTCACAGGATGGGCAGACCGCTCATGGAGGCGTTTCGGTGGAATCCCACAAGCAGTAAACCTTTTGGTCGTTCACGCATCAAAGAACCCGTGCGCAGGCTTATCCAGGGCTATGTTCGGACAATGGCAAACGCCACGATAGGCTTGGAATTTGCGACAAGCCCGCAGAAATACCTGTTAGGCGTTACGGATGACCAGTATGACGCAGTGATTAATGATAAATTCCGCCAGTATGTCGGTAGTATCATAGCTTCTACCACGAACCCTGAAACAGGCGAGAAGCCCACATTTGGACAGCTTGCACAGGGTACGATTCAGCCGCACGTTGACATGATGCGCTTGCTCGCGACACAGTTCTCGGCGGCGACGGGTTTATCCGTAACGGATACAGGCGTAGTTAATGACGCAAACCCGACATCGAGCGAAGCAATCATCGCGCAGACCCAGACCCTTATCGGAATGGCGGAACAGCTTAACCAGTCAAATGGTGATTCGCTCCGCATCGTTGCTGTCATGGCATTGGCGATCGCGAACAACGTCACAATGGAAGAGCTCGGCGAAGACAGGCAGAACATTATCGCGCATTTTAAGAATCCTGCCATGCCGTCGGTGGCGTCCACAACTGACGCAGCGCTCAAGATTGCATCCGCAAGACAGGCATTCGCTCAGACTGATACATTCCTTGAAATGATTGGATTTAGTCAGGCTGACATCCGCAGAATCAAGGCGGAAGAACAGAGGTCTCGCGGTCTTGCGGTATTGGAGGAAGTAAATGCAGATACCGAGTAAGGCGTGGGATAGATACATCGCAAATCTGCGGAAGATGAGCAATAAGGCATCACGGCTTATGCTTGAGCGCATTGCAGGGGTCGACCTTTCGACACTGTCTGCTGACGAACGCGCGGGTATTATCGATTATGCCTATGCTCTTGCGACCAAATACGGGGAAGGCACGGGATCGCTTGCCAGTGAAATGTACGATGCACTCGCGGAGCTGTCGGGCGCGTCCGTACCGAGTGCTGTTCCCGCCCCAACGGCAACCTACGCAGAGGTCGCAAAAGCCGTCAACGGCACGATTAAAACTGGCAATGCTGAAATCGTATCGTCTGCCACTGGACGATTGGTCAAGATGGTAGGCGTCGACACCATGATGCAGAACGCCCTCAGAGACGGCGCAGAATGGGCGTGGATACCACGCGGAGATACATGTGCATTCTGTATCACTCTCGCGTCCAGAGGGTGGCAGAGGGCATCTAAGGGCGCCGTAAAGAATGGTCACGCCGAACACATCCACGCGAATTGCGATTGCACCTATGCGGTCCGATTTGGACATGACGTGGACGTTGAAGGCTACAACCCGTCAGCATATTACAAGATGTATCAGAACGCTGACGGAGGCTCGCCAAAAGCCAAAATCAACGCGATGCGCCGTGAGTTCTATGCGGAGAACGCCGACGCGATAAACGCCCAAAAACGCTCCGCATACGCAAAGATGCGGGCAAGGGAATCCTCGTCTGCAGAAGATTGAATATCGGTAACTGAGCACGCTTTCGGGTGTGCTTTTTATTTTGTCCGGAAGGACGTAAATCATTCGACCGTTGAGATGCAACCTCGTAAAAAGCGTAACGGAGAAGGAGGCTTATGAAACGCACAGACATTACGGGACTGTTCCCAGATGCGACCACAGAGCAGATTAATGCTCTGATGGACATTAACGGAGCGGACATCAATTCCGCCAAAGCAGGAGTCGCAGACCTGCAGACACAGCTTGCCACTGCAAACGCTACGATCGAGCAACTGCAGGCCAGCACGAAAGACATGGAAGCACTCACGACAAAGGCTTCCGACCTTGAAACAGAATTGAACGCCC